ACGGGGTGATGGAGGATATGGCAATTGAACTAGCCTACTCCGCCAATGCCACGGAAGAGACCATTCTGGCAAACCATTTCAACAATGGGTTCTCGTCTTCATACACCGGCCCGGATGGCATCGAATTGTTTTCTGCTGTTCACGTGCGCGAAGATGGCGGCACCTACCGCAATGAACCTTCTTCACACGCGGACCTTTCCAAGACCTCCCTGGAAACGGGCCTCATCGATTTTCGCAAGAACTTCGTTGATGGCGCGGGCAAGCGTCTGGCGATCCGGCCCAAGTACCTCTTGGTATCCCCGGATAGTCAGTTTACGGCCGCTCGTCTGCTCGACTCCAGTGGCAACCCCACGGTCAACTACGGTGGTTCCGGCGATTCGGAATCGGCTATCAACCCGATCAACGGGTTGGGCTTGCAGTTGGTTGTGTGGGATTACCTCACCGATACCAACGCGTGGTTCCTCCTCGCAGAGAAGGCAAACCACAAGTTGGTATGCTACACCCGTGAAGAGTTCAATACCGACTACATCTATGACTTTGACACCAAAGACTACAAGATCAGTGGTCAGTTTGCACAGTCTTCCGGCTGGGGTGATCCCAGAGGTATATACGGTACGTCTGGCGGCAGCTAGACGCTCATCGATGGTGCGGTGCTTTTCGGAGCACCGCACCACCGCCATTGTATCACCAGTAAATAGAATTGCGAGGACATCAGTATGGCGGCACCATCAACAGGAGCAGGGACGCTAGTAACACAAAGCGCACAGTCTGGGCACAATGGCTACTTAGTGTGGCTAGGTGAGTGGGCTGGAACTGGCGAATTCACCAACGAAGTAATCGTAGACATCAGTGCTCTTACGACCTACACAACTTCACTCAAGATTATTAAAGGGTATATAACGGCATCAGAGGGCATCAGTGCTAAATTAACGCTAGATGCTGGTACTGATGTGCCGATTGCAATGCATCCTTTGGCAGCGTCAAGTCGCATCGATTTCGACTATTCAGATGTACCCGGTGGCGGCATCACTGAAAGTGGAGACTTGTTGCTAACAACGCTTTCAGCAGCGGCATCCGATACTGTTTTTATATACGTCGAGTGGAAGGCTTATTGATCGATGGCTAAGACACTTGGGGTCGTCATCAACGCGGCTCTCAAGGATATCAAAGAGCCGGAAATCACTGAGTTCACCTCGACCAATATCCTTGAGCAAGCACTGATTGAAGAGGCCAATAACGCCAAGCGGGATGTCCTCAGTCGCAAGCGGTTTAACTGGGGCCTGTCTCGTACTACGCTTACGACCACCGACGACATCACCACCGGCACGGTGGCGGTCACCAACGGGTCTACGACGGTCACCTCGAAGGACGACGATGGGGTTGCCGCCAATAACTTTGGCTCGGTGGCGGTGGGTATGTACCTCCGCGTTGCGTCCGACAAGGTCTCCTACAAGGTCACCGCTATCGACACCGATAGCAGTCCCGACACCCTGACCATAGAGACCGCTTATGTGGGTACTACCAGTACCTCCGCCTCTTATGTCATCCTCCAAGACGAGTATGGGCTGAGTACGTCCGATCTGGACTCGATCCAGTTTGTCACGTTCAGCGAGGGTCAGACGTGGTTCGGTCATAACAAAGGCACCGGCCCTAACAACGAGGTCGGCGTCGTCGATATGCCTGAGCTCCTCTCTGCGTCGGGCGGTGACTTCCACCGCAACACGGCCGGCAAGCCCATCGCCCTGGCGCGGATCATTGCCGATAGCAGCGACCAACCCGTCTACAAGCTATGGCCTTATCCCAAGGACGAGTATGTCCTCGACCTCTGGTATACGACCAAGTACACCGAAAACACCACCTTCTCTACCAACCTGTTCGGGGGGGATGCACCGGACTTGGCCTACGACGCGGTGGAGTACCGCGTATGTGCTCGTGCGGCTAAGTGGGATCGCAACTACGTCGAACAGCAATACTGGATGCAGCAGTATCAACTTGCCATCATCAACCTCATTCGGGGACCGACGACGATCACACCCAACAGCATGAGTGTGGCGACCTACCGACGTTCCTACGGTGCCAACGTGCGAACGGAGTCGCAGGTTTACTTCGATACCAAATCGGTGCGGAGGTAATCATGGCAGGGTGGCGCGAAGAGGGATACCAGCGGTTTGGGGAAGGCATAGACCGCACCTATGCCGTCGATAACCCGGACTTTCCGGATGGTGCGATGTGGGATGCCGTCAACATCGTCTATGACGGTCCCGCCGACAACCCGGAAGCGATGGGTGGTTATCAGCAGCTGGGTGCGACGATTGGCGGTACGCCCATCATCACGGGTCTCTTCGACTATGCGGAGGGGACGCAGTTGGTTGCTACGGGTGATGACGGCAAAGTCTACAAGCGCACTACCGGCGACTTCGCCCAAGTGACGGACGGCACCGGCCTCAACACCACCGCAACGACTCGCGTATCGGGCTCGATGTTTTATGGGGATACGACCAACGCCGATATCCTCGTCCTCGCCAACGGTCAGGACGCGGTCAAGAAATACAACGGCACCGCGTTATCGGCTTTGGGGGGCAGTCCACCAACCGCCTCTAATTTCCCTACCGCCTTCATGGGCAAGCTGTTCCTGGCGAAGGGCGACACCCTCTACTACTCGGTCACCAGCGACTGCGAGGATTGGACCGGCACGGGTAGCGGCAACATCCAGATATACCGGGGGTATGGCGGCGACATCACCGGCCTCTACGCCTTTGCGGGTAACCTCTTCATCTTCAAGCGCACTAAGATTTTCCGCATGGCGATGGCGGCGACGATCAACGAGGTATCCATCGAGATCGTCAGTCCCAACATCGGCGCGATATCCCACTACAGCATCCAAGAGGCGGGGCCAGAGGGGGGTGGTTATCTGATGTTTATGAGTGACTCCGGCGTCGAGGCGTTGATCCCTACGGAGCGGGCAGGTTCGTTCGTCACGCGGGATGCCAGCCAGCCGATCTCGGAGCTCATACGTAGGCGCAATATGGTGTATGCGGATAATACGTTTGCCGTCTTCAACAACGAGCGCAAAGAATACTATAGCTGGTCCCCTGCGACAGGCAAGACGGTGCCCGCCTATTGCCACATCGCCAACACCGCTCGTCGGCGCAAGCCGGTGCGGTGGACCCGCGCCGACCTACTCAACATGACGGCAGGGACGATGTTGAAGTCGTCTGGCGAGTATATACAGGTGGTGGGCAACAACGGGGGTCAGGTGTTCCAACTGCACTATGGCGACAATCGGTCCAATGCCGGATATCGCAAGTACATCTACACCCGCGCCTACACGCAGGGACGGCCCAACTGGGTCAAGCAATATGGATGGGTCTACGTGAGTGCCTTAGCCAAGGGCGATTACCAGATCACCGTACGGCCCGTCCTGGGCCGCGTCGGCATGAACTCAGTGACGTTGGGCACCAGTGACTCCATCCGCAATCCCGGCCAGGAAGGTTGGGGTACCGGCGAATACGGCAAAGCCTATTGGGGCGGTGCCGCAACAACGGGGATACGGATACGCCCCCAGGCGGCGGGACGGGGCAACTACGTCCGTATGCAGATAATTACTAATGGTGCCAATGAGTGGTTTCGCCTCAACGGCATACAGATAGCCTCAGTGCTCGGATCAGACGGACCACGGGAGAAATAATCATGCCAGGATGGGCCTTACCAGCAGCAGCATTATTGGGGAGTCTCTTCGCGAGTCGCGGAAATGGCGGGTCGGAGTTTAGTCCGGAGCAGAAGCGGTTATACGGGACGCAAGCCGACATCGCGGATATGATGAAGGATCTATACGCCAGCCGCATCGCCAACGAGGAACGGTACATGGGTGATGCAATGGGCCGGGTTTTTGGTTACGTGGATGAAACGATGGGGCGTCGTCCCGATCTCCTTTATGCGCCGGGTATCTTCGAGCATATGCCCCGCGACGTGCCCCCGCCATCGGCCCCAGAGTGGGTGCCCTTTGGGGCGGCGGAGAAAGTCCAGACGGTGACGCCATCGCCACCTCCTGGTCCCTCTCCTGTGGGGACTCTTGGGCATCCCCTGGCCGACGCAAAGCCGGTTGTGGATGTAGTGCCCCCCGTAGACCTCGGCGCAGTGACTCAACTGATGTCGGGCACGATGGGCAAGGTGTGGGACAAGGCCACCGATGTGGTCGTTGGGCTCAAGGACAGGATTCTTGGTTCTGTAACGCCAGATTGGGAAAGTTGGTCGGACGAAGAAATATGGAAAAATCTCTGGGAAGGCGAAGACAAGCCGGGGACCAACTGGAAAGAATGGTTGGGTCTTGAGGGTATGTCTACAGTGGATGCATTGCGCGGGTTGGAAAAATTGATGCGCGACACCTTGCAGTTGGATGAGTTGGGTGAGCCTTTTCGCCAGCCCTTCGAGGGGATGTATGATCCAGCACAGTGGGCGTCGATACCTGAACGCGTAGTATCCACCAGTGAGCTTGCCCCCAAGGGAGAATATTCGGGTCCGTTTGAGGAGTACATCGACCCTGCCACACTCCAGAACCTGGGTCCAGCGGTGCCTACTGGCGATGCTCTAGGAGGCACGATGCCTGACATCCCCAACGTGAACGTAGCTGATCCGCAGTTATGGGCCAACTATGGCGGGACAACGGATTTCACGCGCTTGCCACCGACCCCAGTGCCGGAACCCGCGTGGCGAAGGCGGAACCGCGAAGCAGGGGTGCGCCAAGAAGTCGAGTTGGGTCAGTATTGGCCGGAAGAGGATAAGGGACCGGTGCCCATTCGACTCGTATCGGCGGCGGACGTGCAACGGCTGATCGATTCGGGTCTAACCCTTGAGTTGGTGAACTATGACGGGTCTAGCTTAACGAACAGTGAATGGGAAGCGTTCCAGGCTGGGGGAGGTGACGCGGTCTACGCGAAGGGAGTACACAGTGGCGAAGCCGTGGAACCCGGTTGGTGGGGTGATGCTGATTACAGCGGGATTTATTACCTGACCTCAGACGAGATCGACGCTTTGCTGAGTGGCGACACTGACCAGTTTGACCTTGGAGGAGAGGGACGCACTCCTCAAGAAGACCTCTCCTTGCCCCTTGCGGATAAGCCTCGACCACAGGTTTCAAGTCTCCCCCCTTGGTTTGTGAAATTTAACAATCCTCCCACAAGTGTGCCGTCTGGTCCCTCTCCTGTGGGGACTCTTGGGCACCCCTCTCCTGTGGGGACTCTTGGGCACCCCTCGGCTGCTCCGGGGGAGAATGGATCGGTGTCACCGGGAACCGTTTTTACGACGGACTTAGATTTCGACATTATTCCAACTCCTACGTCATCGGTTCCGTCTGCCGTAGTTCCAGATGTAGATCCTACGTCATTGGTTCCTTCTGTATACGTTCCAGATGTAGATCCTACTGTGCAGATGGATGCCTTGATGGCAGGTTATGACCCTGCCGTTGCCACGCGAGAGGATCACCTTGAGTTAGTCAACGCTTGGAGAGCGGTTAATCCCAGGCGGGAAGGCGAGACACCAGACGCTCATATAAAAAGGGCACAAGATGCCATTAGAGCTTATATAGCTTCTAAATCGCAAGTAGCTAGCGCAGAAGGCAAGAGCCCTGCGCGGCCAGTTAGAACGCGGAGATTATAATGCCACATTATCCAGCGCATAGAAACGGATTTACAGCATACCCAACGCAGGGTGCGGGTGGTGGTGGTTATACGGCACCGCAGTATCCAGGGTTCATACCTCCAGTGGCAGCACCGGCATCGCAGTATCCAGGGTTCATACCTCCAGTGGCAGCACCGGCACCGCAGTATCCAGGGTTCATACCTCCAGTGGCGGGGCCGCCGCCTGGGATGCGTTGGGACGCTACGCTGGGGCAATGGATGTTAGAGGAAGACGGACTTCCCTCTGTTGCAAACCCAGCAGCAATGGCAGGTAGGCCAGATGTTGCTCCTGTCGTTCCACCTGTTGCAAACCCAGCAGCAATGGTAGGTAGGCCAGATGTTGCTCCTGTCGTTCCACCTGTTGCAAACCCAGCAGCAATGGTAGGTAGGCCAGATGTTGCTCCTGTCGTTCCACCTGTTGCAAACCCGGCAGCAATGGTAGATAGGCCGGATGTTGCTCCTGTCGTTCCACCTGTTGCAAATCCAGCAGCAATGGTAGATAGGCCGGATGTTGCTCCTGTCGTTCCACCTGTTGCAAATCCAGCAGCAATGGTAGATAGGCCGGATATTGCTCCTGTGGTTCCACCTGTTGCAAACCCGGCAGCAATGGTAGATAGGCCAGATATTGCTCCTGTGGTTCCACCTGTTGCAAATCCAGCAGCAATGGTAGATAGGCCAGATATTGCTCCTGTGGTTCCACCTGTTGCAAACCCGGCAGCAATGGTAGATAGGCCAGATATTGCTCCTGTGGTTCCATCTGCCGTAGTGAATGTGGAGATTGGTGGCGGCGAAGTACCGGCTCTCACGCAAGACGAGCTCACGACTCTGATGGAAAGCACTCTGGGTATGACTCCGGCTCAGTTTGCGGCCGGTGGGGGTAATACGGCCGATATGGACGCCAATGGCGACGGGTCGATCACCCAGGAGGAACTCGAAGCCTATGCAGGTGAGGTCTACCAGTTTGATATGCCAGATGCGGCCTTGACGGGAGTCACCGATCTAAACCAGATGGCGATAAACTACCTGTCCGGCACGGGCGAGATCCCGGCGATAAGCAACTTCTTGGATGACTTATCCATTAAGCATGACCAGCAAGCCGCCGACTTAGAGCAGTCCATCGTCAACCGGGGTATCACCGACTCAACCATAGCCGATAGGATGCGCTACGACCTCAGTCGCAACCAGAGCAACGAATCGGCAATGATGGAAACGAACCTCATGCAGAACATCGTGCCTATGATCACGCAGACGGGCATGGGTTACGAGGGTATCACTGATCAGGACCGGGCACAGTCGTTGGGTGAGTTCTTCCAGTTTCTGGATCGCCAGACGGCAGAGAACCGGTGGACGACGCAGCAGCAAGCACAGGCTCTCAGCCTCATGCTCAACGCTCTGGGGATGGGCACCATCACCCCCTCGATGCCCGCCTTCAATATTCCGGCGGGTCAGCCCGGTGCGGGTCAGTCGATAGGGCAGCTGCTCGGCAACCTGGGGACCGCTTATCTGGGCAGTGGTGCCGATCTATCGTGGTTAGGAGGGTAAGATGGCACTAGGTGGATTTCTCGCGGGTCTGGCGGAGTCGAGCAGTAAGTGGCCCGGTGCGATACAGCAGCGGATGCTCCTTCAACGAGAGGAGCAACAACGTCTTGACGAAGTAGCACGGGCAAAGCGGGCGAAATATATGGAGAGGCTGCAATGGATGGCGGACCAGGGTCAATACAGTGCGTTGGAAGACGCGTTGGAAACACTGCCGCCAGACGCTATGCCGGGTCTTGGGACAGCGATGCTGGGCGTGGCTGAAAATGTAGCGAATCTTCACAATCAAGCCTTAGAAAAGGTCAAGCTGGACAACGCGTTGACTTCCGCGAGGACGAAGGATCTTGAGGTACCGACATACACCCAGATTCCCAATTCCGAATATTTTACGACAGGACGGAAAGACCCACAAACCGGAAAGTTAGAGGTTACTGTCGGCCCCCGTACGGAGTCAAAAGAGCCAGAGTTTTTGCGAATCTTGCCGGTTAGTGGGAAAATCTTATACAAGGATGGTACGTCCGCTGAAATAGCGGACCCCGCAATTGTCAGGGAATTGCGTGACGCGGGTGCGCCCGACAACCCAGTTGAGCAAATGGGCAATGGGCTAGTGTGGTTTAAAGATGGGACATCAAGGCCATGGACTACCCGCGAACAAGAAATCCACTTTGGGTTTTTGAAGCGTGAACAGGGCCTAGAGGTCGATCTATTCAAACAGCAACAGAATATTCGCCTCTTAAACGACTTCCAGCGATATGAGGCGCAATCGGGTCATCGATTGAATGAGATTGAAGTAAAAAATGAGTGGGATCGATTGAACCGCGAAAGAGAGTCGGTATCGTCGGTCTTCAAGCTCAACGTCCAGGCTTTGCGGAGCGTCAATGAGACTCCCGAAAACGCGATGCGTAATTCCCAGGAGCAGTTGAGACTTGCGAATGTCTCGGAGGAGAAGATAGCGGAATTATTGGCGCAGTGGGAACCGGTATACTACGCGTATGCTTATAAGCTCAATATGACGGTCGCTCAAGACGATTTCGTACAAACGAATCGCCGCATACAACTTGCGGCTGAGAAGATCCATGCGCTGCTTGACGATCCAGACGTACAGGCGCATATAGGCCCCCTGAGTGGTCGGCTAGAGGGATTGAAGAAGCCTTTAACCGGCGGCAGAAATGTGCCGAAAAAGGTCATTGAGTTTCGCTTTCAACTAAACAATATGGTCGATGCGGTCCGTCGCGCTCGAACCGGTGCAGCGATCAGTAAGACGGAAGAGCACTTCTACAACGACCTCTTAGGTACCGACACCTTCACCAAAGAATATCTGCAAAATACGATGTCGTCACTGATTTCGAGCGTTGATCACGAGGTGCGAGATCTCTACGACAAGCTGTGGCTAGATAAGTACGCGATGCCACCCACGTCTGAGCAACGGAAGGAACTGCATAAGCGGATCTCCTACAGAAGTGATTTGAGCGGTCCCGACACAAATACACCCTTACCTCTTATCAGTGTGGAAGACGCTAAATCAATAAGGTGAATTAAGATGAACATTGACTATGCGGCTCTCGGTATGCGGGCGGTACAAGAGGACAAAGAAGCGCAGGGAGACTTGCACCTTTCTGTGGATGACGGAGAGATCACCTTAGAGCAGATAGGTCGGGCGGTAGTTGCGAAGCAACCCGATCATCCGGCGATATCGGAGTTCGACAAGGATGCGATCCGCCAGGGTGGCTGGGAACAAGACTTTGCCAACCTGCCCAAGATACCGGGAGTGGTAGATGCTGTGGGGGGAGTGTTGGATTATGTTGGGGGGCCGGTAGACCTTACGCAACGTGCGATGGAATTTGTTGGCACAGGGGACTTGCAGCGTGGTTTTGTAAGTGGAATGACGCTGGGGACATCGGAGCTCGCCGCGCAGGGCATAGCGAGTGTGACTCGTCGCTTGGGCGCACCCGCCTATCAAGCCCCCAATAGTGCGATGTTTTCCATCGGTGAGTTCGCCGGATCGATGGTGCCGTATATGCGGGGGGGACGGTTCATACAAGAATCCAAGTGGTTGCAGAATTATCTGACCAAGTTCCCCCGTGCTAAAGAGTACCTGGAGGATGCTCTGTTGGGTGGGACTGTGGAAGGAATTCGCGGTGCTATAGACCCGAATCGGGATGTTACGTCTGGCGTCCTTGGTGGTCTGTTTGGTGGCCCTATAGGGACAGGAATAGGGAAGGGCTTGAAAGGTACGGGGGAAGTCGCTGCTGGTATGGTTGCGCGGCCCAAAGAGGGTCCGGGGTCGTTGACTGCTAAATATCCGTTGATCGGTCCAGGGGCTGAGAGGCTGGCGAAGTGGGTGGGTCTGACAAAGACGGCCATAGACGAAGAGTTTGTGAAAGTGCTGGACAAGTACGGATATCCCCATGTTCCGGCCGTGGTTCGGCCTTTAGATACAGCGGTCCAATACATCACCAAGAAAGTGGTTCGAGCGACCAGTGCTTTGCCGGATCTGGCGAAGGTCAACCGCATGATCCTCACCGCAATAGGTCGCCATCAATCCAATGTTGTGCAGATGCTTCGCCCCAAGAAGCCGCTTAAGGTGGGAGATGAAGTCATCACCGCACGGAGCAACACCGATACCGGCAATGCCATCCGCCTATCTTATCGGGAGCAAGTAGACACGGTCCACAACCAGGCGGACCAATTGTATAACGAGGCAAATAGGATACTGGGTAAATCGGATGTAGATACGAAAAACTTGATCACCCGATTAAAAGAAATGCTTGACGAGGCGGGATACACCCCACGGTCTGCCGCAGACGAGCCCGAAGTTAATAAAGTCCAGAATATTATCAGCACCCTCGAACGCTTGTCCAAGGATAAGCCGGATGCACCGGTAATTTTCGATGCAACGGGGAACCCTATATTAGGGCAGGGGGCCAAGGAGATAGAGTACAAACCGGCCAAGTTTGATTGGGTCCACAACAAGTACAAGTCGTTGCGAAACGACTTCTCTGGTCCCAGTAAACCCGCAGACCTCATCGTGTTCAACGCCCGCGACATCATCCGTAAAGAACTTTCCGATGCAGCGGCAAAGCACAGTGATGCGGCGGCATCCTTGATGCAACAGGCTAATACCAAGTGGGCTGTTTACAAGAAGATGCGGTGGCCCAAGCCGCGCAGTGATGAAAACCCTATGGGCAAGGTAATGTACGAGTCCAAAGGGGACGATCTGGTACCCAAGATTTTCGACAACGTCACCAACATCAGACAGGTGCGAGAGTACCTGGGCCAGGAAGCATACGAACTGTCGCGTCAACGGCACCTTGAAAACATACTCTTTAAAGGCAAGCCCAAAGGTCTTATGCCGGGTAAAAAGCCCGATCCCAAGCTGATGGAGGAGGGCATAAACATCCAATCGCTCAATGACGAGATTGAGCGGGTGGGTGGCATTGATGGTGAGATATGGAACGAAATGTTCAAAGGGGAACCGGAGAAGCTAGCCGCATTGCAAGAGTTGCACAGAACGGTAAATAGGTTTGCTCCGGTTTACCGGGCCTATAGAGGGGTGGCAGAGGAAGCGGGTGGTGGTGAGCAGGGGGCTGTAACTGGACAGGTGAACACTCTGCTGGGGAGAGAATCAATGGCTATACAATTCGGAATAATGAAAAAGCTGGGCCAATCGCTTACCGAACCCAAAGGGGCGAACATCTGGCTCGGACGCAAGTGGGGGTCTGGTCCCATTGATCCGGATTTGATCCAAGCCGCCGCGACTCGACAGGATGCGCTACGGGCGGCAACAACTCAAGTGACGGCACGACTGACCGGAGAGTTTTTCAAATAATAGCGGAGTAATCTAATGGCAACACCCATACTCAACAGTCTTACCGATAACTCGGCCCGTGATGGGACCGGCGATGTGATCGAAGGGGCGGAGATCGATGCCAACCCCAATACCGTTGCCAAAATATTGGATGGCACGACGCAGACCATGCTCAACGAGGACACCAGTGCCTCAGACGGTCTGCGTATCCGGGTGCCGGAGATCACCGACATCAGTGCGGCGGCTGGGGGCATACGGACGGGTCTCCGGCTGCGGCACGATCCCTCCAGTGGGACGGTGGGGGATAACGACGGCATAGAGATCCTCATCCAGGGCGACGACGACGCGGGCAACAAGACCTCGTTTGCGGAGATCGAGACTTATTTCACCGACGTGAGCAACGGCTCAGAGGATGGCGATCTCGTCTTCAAGACGATGATCGGCGGCACCGCCCGCGAAATGCTCAGTATAGGGTCCACCGGCTTCATCTTCAACGAGGACTCCCAGGATCTCGACTTCCGCATCGAAACCGATAATATCGCCAACGGGTTTGCCTCTGATGCGGGCCTGGACACCTTCGCCTTTGGCAAGGCGGCGGTAGACGACAAGTTTCTGTCGATCTCGACGCCTACGGCCACCCATACGGCCACCACAGACACCTACGCCTTCCACGTTGCCCCAGGTGGGGCGCAGACGATCCCCAGTGGCACCACCGCTCTGGTGGCCTCTGCGGCATTCGAGGAGCCCAACATCACCGCCACCGGCACGGTGACCAGTGCCGCCACCCTCTACATCAAGAATGCACCGACCGAAGGATCGTCCAACTACGCCCTATGGGTGGATGATGGGGCCGTCCAAATCGACAGTAACCTGACCGTGGGCGGTAACATCACCGTGACCGGCGGGATGACGGTGGCCGGGTCCAACGCCTTCGACATTGGCGACTCCGACAAGCTGCTCTTGGGCGATAGCGACGACCTTACCGTCTACCACGATGGCAGTAACTCCTATATCACCAACGCCACGGGTGCCCTCAAACTTGCCACTGAGACCTCTGGCATCGCCATAACCATCGGGCATGGGACCAGCGAGACTACGGTGGCCGACAACCTGACGGTGACGGGCACCACTACCGCCACCGGGGGCATCGAGCTCTCCCACGCCACAGCCAACACCCTCACCGCTTCGAGCGGTATTATGAGCATTGAGGGGGTGGCGATACCGACGATCTCCAGCAGCGATACCCTGACCAATAAGACGATCACGAGCCCGACGATCAATACGCCGACGATCACGGGCAACACCACCTTCAGCGATGGGGCCTACGACTTCAATATCGCAAGCCACGATGGGAGCAACGGTCTCTCGCTTGCCGGGACGGTGGTGACTACATCGGCAGCAGAGATCAACCTCATTGATGGCGGCACCTCCAGGGGCACCACCGCAGTCGCATCGGGTGACGGCATACTGATCAATGATGGCGGCACGATGCGACAGACCAACGTCGATACGGTCTCCACTTACTTCGCCAGCCACAGTGTCGGGGGCGGTAACATCGTCACCACAGGTGCATTAAATAGCGGGTCCATAACGAGCGGGTTCGGCACCATCGACACCGGGTCATC